CAGCCAATGTGAGGATAGTCTCATGATAATTACTTCTTTCCTAGTTTTATTCAGCATCTTGGGAGTGAGCTCCGCTCTCTTCCTCCTGCTGATTTTACTAAGATTAAAGGATTTGTCAGAGGCAATCGTCAATATTGGTCTGGAGCTGGACGAAGTCTGTTCACCAGGGGTAAAACAGAGGAAGTCAAAATGAGCGAAGACTTTATCAACTCTTTGGTTGCGTTTCTCACGCAACTTTGGAACGAGATCGTTCGTCGCCTATTAGAGTACCTCTCTTAGACCTGGGGTTTCCTTTCGGAAACTATATTGGCGCTTAGTGAGCGCTAACACTTACTACTAGAATGGAGGTTAGAATGCCTGCTATCGATCAGGAAATTAACTCGGTTGAAGTCCCTTGGGACATGTCAGCTATCGGATACACGGGGTTATACCCGAATACTGTATTCGGTACCGAAACAGTCTTTTTGGATGGATACCCGAGCCTTCCTTGTCGAATAACTCGCATTACGACTAACCGTAATTCCATTCTATCTGGTAAGAAACTCCAGAGCTCGTTTGCCAGAACATTAAACGAATGGTACCGGAGAAAACCTCCTCCTGTGCGATTCGCCGGTAAGGATAAGACGCTCCGGAAGGAGCTCTACACTGACCGGATGGACTGGAGACGATCTCGACCTGTCAGGACTGTGCCGAAACGTGAAAAGGGGTTTATTCCCCCTGGATGGACTTTACAAGCCCTTCCTAATGGAAAGTATCGACTCAGATCCGTTGGTAGAAATCCTAGGTCCGGAATCCAGCGCTTCGATTGGGTACCTGATGTTGTTCGTACTCTACGACCAATTAATCGGAAGTGGAGTCGACACAGCAAGATGATGCCTATCGTTGCGAAGGTTAACGATCTAGATTTCTTTCTTCAACGGGGAACCACTGATGGTTTTGGCCATGGGATCGTACATAAGTACAATTCCGTACCAACTATCTTCAGTGATTTCAATCCTGACGTATTCGGTCGAGTGCAGGTTCATGGAAGTTTTCATTTTCTTCCGTGGTCCACACTTGGGTATACTTCAGACCCATTATCTGGAATTTCAAATTTCAGAGACGACCGGACAGTGGATGATCAAGCTGCACTTCTTGCAAGATGGTCTGACGAGATTGACGGTCTAAGTAAAATAGCACTTAGACGTCATTATCAAAAGATGTCAAACAAGAAAGTTGATCTAGCCACTGAGCTCTCGCAAGGTATGTTGACCGTAAATCTTATGGCTGACATCGCGAAACGAATAGCAAAATCTTTAATAGCTTTGAAGAAATTAAAGATCCGCCAAGCGTTTAGCACATTATTTCCTACCTCCAAAAAGGAGTTAGCGAATGATTTCCTTGCGTGGAAGTATGGGATTAAACCGTTAGTCGGTGACCTTCAGGCCGCCGCCGAGCATTTAGCAGAATTTGTTCTGAGACTTGCTCCGGTAAAATCCAATGGGCATGCGAAATCTATTTTCGAGCGTTCTGAAGTAATTCAGCTCGGTAATAGTAACTTCCCAGGCTCATTCGTGTATGAATTGAGGAAAGCTTCAATTAGAGTCAAGTATGGCTCTAGTTTCAAGGTGACCTCAAAACTTACACGTCAAGCAGCTTCATTGGGCTTCACTAACCCTTTGAACGTCGTGTGGGAGCTCGTACCGTTTAGTTTTGTCGTTGATTGGTTTTTGCCTATCGGCGACTTTCTAAATAGTTTGAGTGATCTGCACGGCTTAGTGTTGGATGAGTCCTATAAGACCGTGTTCATCCGCGAGGAAAAAACACGTATTGTGGTTCTCTACCAATCAGATAGTGCAGTCCCGTCTGAGCGACCACCGTTTACGATGATCGATTCAGATAGAGGAACTAACGGGTACTTAGTATGGGAGTATCTTCAGTCGGAAAGTAAAAGAGAAACTATTTACTGTCAGAGGAAAGTTATTCCTCTATCAGATGTTCCTCTCCCTTCCTTGAAGAATCCTATTTCTAAGGGCCATGTTAATTCTGCGATTGCACTTTTTACTCAACTCGCTTCTAAGTAGGAGTCTTCATATGTCGGCTTTTGCCGTTGTCACCGGTAGAAACTGGGACGGAAGTCTGGCCACACCTACGGCCGCTACTGCCTCAGTTAACTACTCCCCTTCCTCCATCGATGCAGCTGGCGTCGCCACATGGTTCACGAATCCTACGAACGTCCTTGACGATCGTAAGAAACTGTCCATGTCGGTCCGACAGCCTTCGAAAGGAAGCCAAGTCGCGCGTGTACAAGTTAAACTCGTGCATCCGTTGATGGACGCGTCGGACAATACCCTGAAGATCGGGGAATGTCTTGCGAATCTTGAGTTCGTGTTCCCTAAAGTGGCAACACTTACTCAACGCAATCTTCTCATGGGCCATGTGCTTTACTTCGCATATGAATCCGATGAGATGGCGAGCGCGGTAAACACGCTGGAAGCAATATATTGATCCAGTTTGTTGATCCCTAAATCGGGATTCCCATCTGAAGTTTTAACTCAGAAGGATACACGTGATGAACAGTGTACACGACATGACGTCAAACGTCATCGAACGCTATCTGTCTTCATTGAATTGCCCTCGAGCTTTAACATGCTGGCTGATGTATCGTGATAACGAACATCGCCAACTTGTTGAGCTGGATGTAAATCCAGATCACTATTGTGATCCAAGTGCTTTTCGAGATGCCTATTTAGCGACCAAATTCCTTTCAAAATCAACTTTTTTATCGACTAAAATCGATAAGAAGAAGGTTGCGATGGAAAAGTTTTGGTTAGCTGAAAAAGCATGTAAGGAATTAAACACTCGCGGTTATCACCACCTCACAATCAATCGTGAGATTGGCGCATCACTGCATAACGCAGTGATTCGTAAAATCGATTCCGTGTTGGGTGAATTTCCTTTTGAAGAGTGGGTAGAGTTCTCTGACTGGGGGCCGGGAGCCACACTTATTATAAAAGGTGTGGATACCAGTCCGGTCAATAAGTTCCGCTTAGAAAACGGGACAACGCGTCCACTAGATGACCTTATGGGTGAGCTTTACGCACTCATCTATCCTAGATGGGACCTTTCCGTAAGGAAAATCCAAATAGGGAATAAAGTCATTACCGTGCCCAAGAACTCGAAGACAGACAGGACCATTGCAATCGAACCAGGTTTGAATCTCTGGTTTCAAAAAGGCATTGGGACCCTGATCCGTCGACGGCTTCGTTGGGTTGGCTTAGATCTTAACACGCAGGAGAGGAATCAACTTCTCTCGAAAGAGGGTAGCAAAACTAATAATCTTGCTACCGTGGATTTCTCTTCTGCAAGCGACACAGTCTCAAACGCAACTGTGAGGGAATTACTTCCTCACCGTTGGTTTCTGGTTATGGACGCGTTAAGATCTAGGTTTGGCGTTGCTGGTGAATCGCCATTCTGGTACGAAAAGTTCTCCAGTATGGGGAACGGATTCACTTTCGAGCTAGAATCGCTATTATTCTTTTGTATAGCTTCTGCGGTGTGTACAACATTGCAGTTGAGTACAAAGGATATTAGTGTCTATGGAGATGATGTAATCCTCCCTAGGGCGGCTTACCCCTTGTTCGTTAAGACATGTGCGTTCTATGGCTTTACTGTCAATTCCCAGAAGAGTTTCTCAACTGGTTATTTTCGGGAAAGTTGTGGAGCGCATTGGTATAACGGACTCGACTGCAAGCCTTTCTACCTTTTGGAGAAAGTCATAGGAGAGTCTAGGATATATCACACCGCTAACAGCATAAGAAGAGTCTCTAAGCTGCAAGGTTTTACAGCTTGTGATTCTCGGTTCTATAGCTGTTGGCGGTACCTTAGACGTAAGATAGGAAAACCTTGTCTTATATCTGAGGGATATGGGGATGGCGGCTTCATCGTTAATCTCGATGAAGCAAATCCATCTCGTGCTCGTTACGGTATCGAAGGATACTTAACGAGGTTCCTAGCTGATATACCAAAAGTATATCTATCCGACGACCATCCAGTCTTGCTTGCAAGACTGAAGGCACGCAGTGTGGAGATGTCCTTTGGAAACAAAGTAAATCTCCGACGCCTTATCAAGCAGAAATTTAAACGTCTGCTTGTTAGACGGTGGGTCAACCTCGGGCCTTGGATTTAACAAGGTTTCTTGAAAGACCCCTTGGCCAGTGGCTTGGGTGGGAAACTCCTCAAAGAGTGGACCATGAAGAGAGATGCGAAAGCAGATTGAAGGAGAGGATCCTGGGGGGGTCAACGGGCC